CAACCAGACCGTTCTGCAACAGTGTCCCTGGGAGCACCAAAACCCAGCCTGCCTCAGCAGTAATCGTGACCTCAGACAGATCATCAGGTGAAGCGACACCACCGTACTCGATGGTGAGCTTCACATCAGACGCCGACGTATTGCACGCATACAACCAGATTTCGTCCAGGTCAGAAGTGCCCGCTATCGCCGTATGAATCAGCGTTCCCGCCGTCGCCGTAGCAGCAACCTTGACGTTCCTGCCATCGGCAGGGGTTCCGCTGAGAACATGCTTGGAATATGTTGCCATTATCTTTCCTTAGTTGAAGACGGTGTTGTTCAAGATGAGCTGTGCATCATTGGTCGTCACTGAAATAGCGGGCGTTGTCCCACCAGACGACACAATCGGGGCTGTCCCAGTGACCGCTGTGATCGTCCCCACCGTGGGCGAAGCCCACTTGATACCTGTGGCCTCCGTCGAATCAGCTGTCAACACATAAGTGTTGCTGCCAACCCCCAGGCGGGTGATCGTGTTGTCAGCCGAAGCGGCCAGCAGGTCGCCTTTGGCGTCCACCAAACTGTCCTGAACCAACCCAGGGGACGAGTTGACGAACGACTCGATGTCAGAGAAGTTTGTGTTCATGTCGGCGGCGACAATCGTGGTGCCCGCCGCAAACGTGTTGGTTACCGCCAGGGTCGCCATTTATCGCATCCTTCTCGCCACATAGGTGTACGCCAAAGCGTTGATTTCCCATGTGCTGTTGGTGGACGGCCCGTTGACTTTCATACTTACTGACCTCGCTGTCCCAAGAGTTGGCAGTCTTTTCACGTCAGCGACCAGATTCGACGCAATCGCATCCCACGCCGCGTAATAGTCAGAATCAGGATCCGCGTCATCCCATTTTGCCGTATCCCACACCGACGTTGATGTACGACCCGTGACGTTCACATCGAACGACATGGACTGTTCGGCCTTGTCATAGTTTTTGTAAACCTGGACGGGCATCGTGATGGATGACTCGGCCAGGGTGACCATGCGGGGTTTCCCCCACCGTTTCTTCACAATCGGGTTGCGGCCCGTCACCCAACGGGTCACAAAATATGATGTGATGTGCGTTTCTGTTGACCCCGTGTACCTGTCCGACGTGCGATTCTGCTCGTCTTCCAGGTCGATCACCGAACCCGTCGCAGCGACGCATCCCGCCAGCACCTTGGGACGCCCCGACGGTGGACGAAACGCCGTCATCGGTCCCGCATCAATATCTGACGTGACCCAGGCGCCGCCCTGGCCCAACGTCGGATCAAAGATCAGGGTGCGACGGGCCGTGGTGCCGTCTTCTGTCCAATCGACAGATGCGTACAGTTTGTTGTTACCCCACGCGAGCTGCGGAGGGGCCGTGAACGTGATACGCCCATCGCGTATCGCAGGATCCAACTTGTCGAACAGGTAGAAGAACTGTTCCCTGTTATACAGGTACACGCCGTCTTCACCGTTCCAGAAATAGCACCCGTTGGGTGCAACCGCAGGAGTGGACAGCGCAACCATCCCGACCTCCTGCGTGATCGTCTGAACCTGAAACGAATCAGAATCAAACCCCGTTATGGCAAACACGCCATTCGTTTTGAACACCAACAGGCGGTCACCAAACGGCGCCAACCCTGTGATGAACCCGCCGCTTTCACCAATGTCAATGTCGGCGTAGTCGTCTTCCGCCCACCGCTCGGCCTGGTTGGCCTGCGACCAGCGAACCCGAGACTTGTAGGCGGTAGCTGACTCGTAGGTGTGGGCGATGAACGCAAAGTTGTTCCAAAAAGCCACATACTGGGCTTGCGGGAAGTTTCCATCCAACCAGTTGCCATCAACATCTTTGTAGTCAAACGTGGTGCCCAGGTCGGCAGCCGTAGTGCCATTCCACCTGAACGACGGCTTGTCATACGACACCCCATAAGAAATGTTGTTCATCGTGATGCCGTACACCCGCGTCCCCGCCGTACGGGCCGTGATCCCCGTCAAATCAGTAAAGTCACCGCTCGCAGAATGGGCAACCTTTGTGTCATAGTTGACCATCACCGCCGAGTTGGACACGTTGTCGGGATAAAACCCCCACAACCCCTGAACATCAGCGGACAACGCCGTCGCGTTGCGACGATCCACACCGTCGCGCATTTTGATTCCGCCACGCGGATCAACAGTCACGTTCAACAAATCAGGCGACTCGTCGCCCGACAGGTTGAACTGATCGGACCTCAGATTCAATCCACCCGAAAACGAATCCAGGGTTTCCAGCGAAAACTGGCGTTGCGCGCTACGAGCCACCAGCTACTCCCAGGAGTAGCGTAAACGGTTCGGCAAGATCACCTGGGACCGCCACCTCGACGCATTGCGACTGTTCAACACCACAGGTTGCGGTGCAGGCATGTCGTCGTAGCGGGCCTTCAAGTTGTCCAACTCCTGATAGAAGATCGACAGGTACTGCTGCGCCATCAACGGGTCTTCCTGCTGCTCATAAGCGCGAGCAATCCCGTAAGTAGCGATCACAACATGGAACGGATCAGGCAAATCGGACGGTTCGACCGCATCGGCCACACCAGCTCCGAAAGCCGCAGGGTTCGCATACCCGCGAACATTGATCGTCTGAACTGATGTCGGTGTCGGATACAAACGAACCGACTCCGCCCAGTACGACCACCACCACGGCGCCCCCGTCCCGTTGACGTTCAACGGGTACACGATGTCGCCCTCGTCGCGGCCAACAAACGTGATGACATGATCGTCGGTGCGTAACGCGGCCACCTCACGCAACCCGTTCGTCACCGACACGCCGACCGCCGCCAGGGTGTAATCCTTCTGCGACGAAACAGTGTCGAACGTGGTCGCCTTCTCAAAGAAAGGCCACCGCTTCTCCGTGTAAACAATCAGGTCATAACCCTCACCGAGAAAACGGTTCAGGGTGTCGTCGGAAATGTCCGACGAGTCAATATCCACCACAGAGCGGACATACGAGCGCATGGTGGAAATGTCCACCAGCTACTCCTTCGGAGTGTGAAAGACGCACAGGTCGCTGCCCGTAACGGGACGCCCCTTACAGGGCGCCCCGCTGCGGGTCAACGAACTGCACTTGACCGATTCTGGGACAACGGGTTCGCTGCTTATCGGATTGACTTGCTGGACATTGCGGGAGAATCCCACGGTTTGAGGCCGTGGTGTCGAATCCCGAAACTGGTCGCCAGCAGGCTGCCCGTACGGGCGTGAGCCAACCTTATGAGCGTAAGCGAATCCTCGTCCCATCAGGATCAGGTAGCCGAGTGCATGAACCCCTGACGTGCGCGGTTGCTGCACGTCAACTGTCCATAACAAAGCAACTGTGAATACACAGCGTCCTGATTGGTCGGGCGCACGAACGGTGTCGGCTTGAACCAGACATCGCTATGTGCCACCAGTTGCAGGTATTTGGTGTTCAGGAACAGGAACTGACCAGAGGCAGCAGCACCGTCGAAGGTCACGGGGCATCCCTTGAACAGCAGGTTCTGGAACCCGCCGTCAGCCATATCGGTATCCGTGTACCGAATCTGGGTCTCCAAAAGTGCCTCGTACTTCTCGTACAAAGTCTGCGTGGTCAGGCCAATCGTCGGCTGGTCATTACCAACCGAAACGGTGTTATAGATGTTAGCCATGCTGGCTACGGTGATTGCACCACCCTGGTCAACTTCAGTGGACTTCCACCAGGAGTTGCCTGCGCCAGTCGGGTCGATTCCACCAAGGGTCACGCCCGTGCCACCGACAATGTTCGCCAGCCCGTTCCAGTCCTTGTTGCTGTTGCCAGTCCCATCAGCCCAGAACATGGTGTTCATGTTCTCGATGATGGTTTCCTGCGTCTGGAAAATCTTGCCTTCCAGCAGGTCGATGATCTGAGCCTCACCGTTGTTCTTGGCTTCTTCGATACCGCTGATCGTCACGGTAGCCGCATACTGTCCCCAGTCGTACTCAGCCGCAGAAATGCCAGTCTGAGCAGTCGTGTCGATAGTGTCGGTGCCGTCGTATGATCCAGCGGTTGAGTTGGTCCCGTAAATGATCGGGACGACGATCTTCGCTCCACCACTGATCCGACGAATGGTCTGCCCGTTCGTCAGGGCGTAGAACAACGGCCTTGCGCTGAAGATGTTATCTGTCAGCTTCGGGATGTAGTTCTTTAGCGTGGTGGAGAGAATCTCATCAAAGTTGCTGTTGCCAGCCATTTGAGTTTCTCCCCTAAGAGGTTTATGTGGTCAGTTCTTGTTTCGCCATCGCAAAGGCTTCACGGATCGACATGGGCTTGCCCGCAGATTGGGAAACGACACTTCCTTTTTGAGTTCCAGTTTTGGACTCAACCAGGGACGCATCCCGCTTCGATTCGGTTACATCCTTGTCCGCCTGAAGTTTCTCAGCGGTGGACGCAACGTCACCAAATCTCATGTGGGCGTAGGCCGCATCCAGGTTTGAGATTTGATTACGCAAAGCATGATTGAACAGCTCCTGCTCATCAAAATCCCCGTACCTGGATTTCAACCCCGCTACTTCTTTGTCAAGGGCGGTGCGTCGCCCAACCGCAGCCTGCTGCTCCATCTGGTGTTCGATCCGCGCAATCCGCTGCTCAGTCGGATCCAACTCGTCCCAGGCTTCTTGCTGCTCCTGGGTGGGTTGGGTGTCCAAACCAAACGCGGACGACAACGCTGAGATCGTTCCAGAAGGATCCGCCTCCAACGCCTTAGCGATGGATTCGGCCTGCTGCAACCGTTGACGCTCAGATGCCAACTCCTGCGTCTTACGGGTGTAATCCGCCTGACGTTGGTATCCGTCCCGAAGCTCCGACAGACTGACCTGCTGTTCCTCGCCGTCAACCTTGACGACATACGTTTCCGCAGGTTCCTGACTCACTTCGTCTGATGAAACCTCTGGGATGTCCGCTGGCGCGGGTTCCGTCGTTTCCATGTTTTCTTCTGGCACTATCGCCTCCTGGGAGTCCAAAGGTTGCTCCTAGAAGGACGTACACCGTGTCCCACCCGTTACAGGGAAGGCAACTCCAAGCCCATCTGGTTTTGCAACTGGGCTAACAACTCGGGCGGCACACCACCCGTCGGAGCAAACACAGGCTCCTGAGGCGGAGTCGGAGGCATCATCGGCGGCACCCCAGCTTCAGCCTCAGCGACCGCCTCAGGTGGTGCCTGCTGCTGCATCATAAACCGTTCAGGATTCTTGATGTCGAACCCCTCGCGGAGAACGTGCATCGCCAACGCCGACGGGTCAATCACCGTGCCGACCAGAGGCGCAATAGCGTTCAACAACGACACCGCCTGCTGTTTGCGGATCGTGTCATTGAGCGGCATTGTCGAACCGCCCTCGACTGTGAAGTCGTACTCGCCCGCAATGTCCTCACGGGTGTATTGGTAGAAGATGTCTTCACCCTCACGGCCCGTGATGCGGGCTACCTGCTCCCCCGTCATATATTGCTGCATCAACTGAAGCACCCTGCGGGCAATCATCGAAATACCGATCTCGATGATCGCCAACTTGTCAGCAGCCCTGGCGTTCGCAGCATCAGCGATAATGGACGCCTCCGTCGCAGTACGACGAATCTCAGGCATCTGCCCGCGCGCATACTCGTTGACACCCGACACCGTGTTGATGTCCTGCTCAATAATGTTGGAATAGGCGTAAATCTCAGGCGACAACGGAGTCTGCGGCATCGGAATGACAACATCCGACAACGGTTTGTTCTCATCCACCACAGGGACCAGACGGCCATCGTCGTCAGATTCCAAAGCTTCACGGCCCTCAGGGCCAAAGCTACGTTCGTGATACAGGTACTTGCGCCCGTACCGCTTACGGTCGTTCATCAACTGTGAACGGGTCTTGTCCAACTCCAACTGCAAAGGCTCAATCGACTCCAAATCCCCAATCGGATAAAAGAAATCGGGGATGTCGTAGTTCCTCAACATCACAAACGGTTGACCATACGCATACGGCATCGGAGTCGGATCAGCCAGGAACTCGTCGCTGTTCGCGGCACAAACCGACATCGTGTTGGACGCAACGTCGTAATACTCGTACAACGTGACACGCTCCACGTCATCCAAATACTCGGCACCATCATTGATCGGGTTATCCCAGGCGTTACGAACCCCCGCGTCAGCAC